GGACGATACGCTGGCGTCAGATCTATTCTGTACGAAGTTCTATTGCATTACTTGAATAACTTACTGTCCTGAACCAATGGGGATCCTCAAATGAGGCCCCATAGGAACTAGCACACGTCATAAATGACGTGCCCCATCCCCGCTGTAGGCGACTACGGTGCGGGACCGTAAAGGCACCACGCTGTAACCGAGATCTGCCGTTAGTAAAATAACGGAGAATCTCCTTCCAGCCGTCCATCTTGTAGTATTTAACTACAGGACGAACGACGTAACCCCTGATCTCTTGCTTATGAAATCTCTCGTTTAAACGAGAGGGAATCTTAAGTAGGCGATTGTGAGTTACATGGTTAACATGAGGCCGATGCCAGCCAATTACTTGGCCGGGCGGAGTAATGTAGTGTTTGGAACCACTACTTTTCTCAACCCTATACTCAACCACAGGAAGAATGCCGTAAAGGCGTTCGACTAGTGATTGGATATAGTCAGCGGCTCTCCAGTAGCCCCCCTCATATAATGCGTTTGAAAGCGCAACATATGAAGTGAGCTGCGTGGCACTGTTCCTTGAACGATGATTCCATCTGGTCCGAAGACGGATAGGTGTGATATCGATGCCTTTATAGGCATCGCACCCACAGGATTCTCGAAAGAATCCGCCAGTGCAACACTTCGTCGGATTGAATAGCAATCCAAACCGAGGGAAGTGTTTCATAATGATCGGGTAGTCTTTCCGATCACAAATGATGTCATCGCCGTATACAAATATACTTTCCATGGCACTACGCCATGAATAGTTCTTGTATACGTGTAGTATGCTGACCGCTAACGCATAAAAAGTCAACGCTTCAATGGGAAAGCATAAAGCTGAACCCATTGGTGCGAACTTTTCAAGTGTTAGGACAACGCCGTTTGGTAAACGTGTTTGCGTAGAACGAGTCGCATTAAGCGCCTCGAGCAAACTTGTTCCTGAATATAATTCATTTACAAGCTTCATGCTAACACGATCAGATGCGTCCTTCATATCTAAGGTGACTGTGGTTTGATCCACAGAACCCTTCAAAGCTAACCTTTGGTTTATAGATTGGTCTGTAAAATTTACATGACCTCTCGTTAACCGATGGGATTCCAACCAGGCATACAGCTTGCGCTGTATACCTTGTTGGATCCATTGGTTCTCCAAGGGTTCGCAAGATATGATCCGTGGCCCACGGGAATCCTTCTCGACTAGAACGACTTTTGCCGTTCCTTCTTGAAGTTCCATAAGCCGTGGAAGTTCGTGCATAGTGTCGATGGTGTGGTTACAAGAGACCTGAAAATACTCCGTAAAGGGGTACATCCGATCTAATGGACCAATAAGACGAGAGAAAGTAAATTTCTCACCGCCTTTTTCACCAGTTGACACAGCTCCGGGTCCATGCCTTGGGATAATATCCCTAGGACAAAACCCAGAAAGAACGCGCGTGATAAACGTGCGTGCCTTACGAATAATCGCATCGTCAGACCTGATTTCGAGTGATTTAAGCTCGACTTCCGTCTGTGCGAATGAATCGAGAACCTTTTTTGAGGTTTTCTTATCATACGGTAGTGCTAACTTGTACATAAAGTACAAGACTTGGCGTGCATACTTGATTGCTTGAATGTCCGCATCGCTGCGGATATTCCCTTGGCTCGTAAATATTCGCTCAAACAACCACCCAAGAAATTTGGGGATTGTACTACCTGGTTTCGTTTTGAAACCAATAGCAGTGAATGAACATTTACCTTGGAGGGCTTTATCAAAGGCCCTACCGAGCAAAGGAAGGGATTTCGTTAAAAACGAAATACCTTCCTTGTCAAGGCGAGATTGGATCTTCATCCAGTCTCGACGTGAGTCCGAGTCAGTATAGCAATCAGCTATATCTTGTAGGAGTCGCTGTAGGAGGGTGGTATATATCACCAGACTATTATGATGTCCATTACGGTACATCTTCTAGTCGACCAATAACGACCTCCCCAAGTCATATCCCACCACTCGCGCAAGAACGCGAAACGAGTATTGAGTTAAAACTCAAGGCTCGCCCGCAATGATGCGCGCGATGGAATCGTCGCCGGAGTCCAGGTCCGTCCCTGAAGCTTTACCGAAACCGGTAAAGATTGCAAGGTTACGGGCCCAAACCTCGGCATCCGCGTACGTGAAATCCGGCCCTTTCGGAACGGAAATCAACGTATACACGGACATCTTGACTGGCTTCGATGTGGTCGCATTAACCCTTTCAAGGTCAATGCGAACAAGCGAACGGCCAGTCTCGAATGGAGCATTCTCATTTGATTGAGAATGTTTGATCGACAATGTCACTTTCGTGCCATCGTCGAGCAATCCAGTTCGAACTGTTGAACCGGGGCCGAAATCGATTGTGTGAAGTTCAACGTTGCCAGAAATGGCATCATTGAGAATCGCAGAACCGTTTGAAGCCCCAGCAGCAGTAAGAGGAAACGGAAGTGGGTCGATCAACATGGTCGAACCCTCCTTTCTTCTTTGATGTTCGGTTGCCTCAAGAGTGAGGCGGTTACTCTAAACTAAGGATAGAGGTAGTAGACTAACGTCTACCACCCCATTTCTTAGAAAAAGCTGCAGAATGACGACGACGGTATTGAGGCGAACGCCTCGGTCCCTGAGTCGCAGTACCTTGGACAACCAGAGCAGACCCGATTAAGGTCCGCCTGATGGTCACGATACTCTTCTGCAACTCTATCTGTTTAGAGTTGACGATCAATGATGCAGGAAACTGTCGTTTCCGTGCATATTGGGTAATGTAACCGGTACAGATTACCACATCTGTCTCGCGATCGGGTTCGCCAGGTGCCAATGGCACTGGCTCCCGAATGTGAGCGGTTACTTTGACGTTGATTCTACGACCGATGCTCTCGCACCAATCGCATAGTACAACATCAGCAGGCAGCAGTTGTGGCTTGAGATTCTTATGAATCCAAGGACCAATATCAAAGAACCAATCAATGATAAAACTCCAAGGGATAACATCCCAAAGAGCCGCTGGATCTAAAAGTCCAGCTTGGTCAACAAACTGCTTGATCCTATTTAGGATACCTGTGAGTTCAGGGCACACGAAATAATATCGTGCAGCACTGTACAAAACAGGGCTATCGACGCCGAGGTCCACGGTTGCCCGCAAAGGGTAACCAAAACCATCAGCGTAGACTGTGTGCCGAACCTTGAAGGACGGTATCAACGGGATTTTATCCCCGAAAACCCTAAATCCTTCAGTGAACTCGGTACCTAAGTCTGTGTACTTTCTGCCCCACTTAGTGACGATCGCCAGGAATTCCCGGAGATCGGCTATGGTAGGGAGCAGTCCAAACTGTATAGCTAAGTGATCATTTGCAACATCCTTTAAAGACGCTTGCGTCTTTATTGAACGAAGCAATGATGCCTTAGACAGTAAGGAAACTGCGAGCTTGGGAAGCTGAATAAGATCAGTAATGAGATACCAAATCGAGAAATCCGTATCAAACGGATTTCTATCGATGGTAACTCTCTGAGTTATGGGCTTCCGCAAGGACGAGTCGTACAATCGACGAGCCGAGCCATAAAACTGCGACAAATCATCGTTTCTGTTTGCAACAGGACGAAGGGTATCGCAGAGATGCCGGCAATTCATATAAATAAACTGATCTGGAGATGAAGATCCGAAAAGTAAATCGGAAACTTCATAACCAAATTGGCTACATTTGTATGTTAAATTGCTGGTCTTTTCTATTATGGCATCCTGCATATATGGGAATGTAAAAGCCGGCGAATCCCATCGTTCAGATGGAAAAGCCGGTTGAGCACTCCCCTGCTCTATAGCAGTTTGATGTAGCAGGTTTAACGACCGATCTATGGCCCACCTTTGTAAGGAGAAGCCATAAGTCTGTCGACGGTTCGAGGTATAGCGTGTGAATTGCATATTAACTCAATGAGTGGTCC